GAAACTCTTACGGCAATCGAAGAAGCTTTTCAACAAGCAGTTGGGGAAAAGGTTGACGAAAAACTCCAACTAGAAAAAGAAGGCATTGAGCAGCAGTTGGATGAAGCTTATACACAAAAGCTTCAACAATTGGTAGAAAAAATTGATGCAGACCACACAACCAAACTCAAAAAACTCATCGAAGCTATTGACGTGGATCATGCAGTAAAGCTCCAGAAGCTTGTCAAAGGTATCGATAAAAAACATACAGACATGCTCAAGCAAATTGTAGAGAAGTATGAGACTTCATTAAACGAAGAAGCCAAAACTTTTCAAGAGCGTCTTGTAGAAGAAATTTCAAACTATATGGATTTGTACATTGAAAGAACTCTTCCTAGAGAACAAATCCAAGAAGCTACTCAAAACATCAAAGCAGCAAAGCAGTTGGCACAAATTCGCCAGATTGTTGGAATCAGCGAAGAGTTTGTTGATTCTGAAGTTAAAGAAGCCTTGATTGATGGTAAGAAAACAATTGATTCCTTGAGAAGCGAATTAAATCAATCGTTGAGAGAAAATGCTCAGCTTAACCAAAGAGCAAACAAAGCAGAAGCTTCAATTTTATTGGAAAAGAAAACAGCAGACATGCCCACTGCTAAGAAAAATTTCATTGTAAATCTTTTGGGAAATAAAGCTCCACAATTTATTGAGGAAAACTTCAGTTATTGTGTAGCAATGTTTGAGAGAGAATCTCAAGAACAAGTTGACGAAGTGAAGGAATCCGTCAAACAACAATTTACCAAAACTCCTTCTGTTGATCGCCCCCAAGTTATCGAGGAGGGCATCGAATTTAACAATGAGATTGAAAGCACAGCGTCTGGGGATTCTGTTGCAGGATATCTAAACGAAATGAAAAGTCTTAGCAAATTTGCTAGGTAAGATTAGTTTCAAAAAAACTTAACAAATAAAACAATTATATAAATATTATGTCAAACTTAATGCATATTAACAAAGATTACGCTCAACAATTAGTTGAGAAATGGACTCCAATTCTTGACTTCAAGTCAGATAAAGTTGGAGAAATTACAAACGATGTAACTCGTTTGAATACAGCTATCCTCTTGGAAAACCAAGAGAAGTGGTGCTTGCGTGAAGCAAATGTTGCTTCCTCTGGTGGGGTGTTTGGTGCAACTAATGCAAATAGTCCTGGAGCATTTAGTGGCGACACTTATGCAAAAGGTGATGCACGCTTGCCCAAGGTGTTGATTCCGATGATTCGTCGTACGTTCCCCGAATTGATTACGAATGAAATCGTTGGGGTTCAGCCAATGACAGGCCCTGTTGGTCTTGCTTTTGCAATGCGTTACAAATACGAAGATCAAGCTCTTGGATATTCCTCTACTGGAGGAGATGGCAACAACGGTTCTGGTTCAGTAGCTGCAAATGGATCCGACGGCAAAGAAATTGGGTACAATTACTTAAATACCGCATTCACAGGAGCTTCAGCTGTTTCACCAAAATTGTCAGGACTTCCTGGCGTTTTCCCGTTTGCAGATGAAGACAGAGGTGTTGGTGCTCTTCTTTCTCAATTTGAAATGAGTTCAAAGATTCCTCAAATCACAGTTTCTTTCGAGAAGACTGCAGTTGAGGCAATGACCCGCCGTTTGGCAGCTAAGTGGTCTGTTGAGCTCGAGCAAGACTTGAAGAACATGAATGGAATCGATATCGATGCTGAATTAACAAATGCGATGAGCTATGAAATTCAAGCTGAAATTGACCGTGAAATGATTGCCCGCATGATCCAAGTTTGCTTAACACAAGGAGCAAACGGTGGAGGCTACTCATTCTGGTATGCTCAATCCGCAGATGGTCGTTGGTCTGGTGAACGTGCACGTGACTTCTACAACAGATTGGTTGTTGAAGCTAACCGTGTTGCTATCCGCAACCGTCGTGGAGCAGCTAACTTCATTATTGCAACTCCTCGTATTTGTGCAATTCTTGAAACCCTTCCAAACTTCAGCTGGATGCCAGTTAACGGAAACGTTAATACTCAGCCAGTGGGTATTGCTAAGGTTGGTTCAGTTGGAGGCCGCTTCCAAATTTATCGTGATACACGCACGGAAGCTCAAACTAATAACGCTGGTTATACTTCAACAGCTAATCCTGCAAGTAATTACTCATCCGGTCGGGACGCTATTGATTATGCGTTGTTGGGTTACAAGGGTTCAGAATACTATGATAGTGGTATTGTATACTGCCCATACATTCCTGTTATGGTTCAGAGAACAATTGGACCTAACGACTTCAGTCCACGTGTTGGATTGCTTACTCGTTATGGCGTTGTT